TTCCTGAAAATATAGATATTACTAAAGCTCCCCAAATCAGAGAATATGATGGAGATGAATATNCAAAAGGCTTTTATGCTTGGGATGTGCAGGAAAAAAGATGGGAACTTTTAGATTTAAAACCATTTGGTTATATAGAGGGTATTAAAAATGGAGATTGGAAAGTTCTAAGAAATAGGGGTAAAAATACTTATTATGAGTGGTCTGCCGGAGAATATAGATCCGGGAGTGGTAGATTAGATGAATCTAAATACCCTAAATGGAATAAAAAGGATATGTTTGATTGGAAAGCTCGTATAGGAAATCTATGGAGGATATGTGGAAATTGGGGAGACTTATCTAATGTCCCTGCACCCTCTATAGGAGCGGATCAAACATGCATTATATATTATATTTCTAATGAACAGCAAAACCCAGACAAAGACAATCCTATAGATACCCTAAGAGGAGCTATATGGGCATGGAATGAAGAAAATGTACAATGGCTTCCCCAAAATTTAGGTACTGCTTTAACCTATACGAATCCAAGCGGTTCGAAATATTGGGATGTAAATAATACGTATTGGGTTGATAATGGTACAGCTGATTCTAATGACCTCCCCGATAGTGGAAAGTGGTCTCCTATTTTACAATCAGATGTAACTAATGCTTTAATAAGTGCTTATACAAATGATAAGAAGTATAAGGATGATGGGAATGGTAAGGACGTTTTAAAGACAATTATTCCATCATTAAAGAGTATAAAGGATACTAAAGACACAGATTCTGAAATTGAATATAAAGAATATGATAACTTAAACAAAAATAATTTTGCAGACGAACAAATAAGATTAGCTAAGAAACTTTTCGATGCAAGATAAAAAAAATTAATTTTTAATATTTATAAATAAAATAGTAATGAAACTTAACGAATTAAAAAAAATAGTTAAAGAATCAGTAAAAGAAGCAATTCAAGAAGAATTAAAAGATATTCTACTTGAGGCAGTTCGTTCTCCTAAACAAGTTGTACAAGAAAATGTTTCAATGCCAACCCCTCAATTGAATTCAAATCCTAATTCTAATCCTATAGATGCTAAAAAATCATATATGGATATAATCAATGAAACAGCTTTGAGTTTTAATTCTTCTGACGTTCGCAACGTCCAAAACTTTAACCCAAACCAACCTGGAACTGATTCTGTAAACGGAAATTTACCTGCAGGTGAATTAAGTATAGACCAAATTTCAGGATTAATGAAACGATAAATGGCTTTTAGTCCTCGAAAAATATCACCTTTAGATTTAAAACCTAGTACAGGTATTGGAGTATCCTTACCCTTTTCATCTGCTACAGCTTTTAAAACTACTTACACTACAAAAGAAGCAATTAAATCTAATTTAATTAATTTTTTTTTAACTAATAAAGGTGAAAGATATTTAAATCCTTCATTTGGAGGGGATTTACGTAGATTTATTTTTACACAAATAACAGATGGAAATCTAGATTTCCTAAAAGAAGATATTCAATCCCAAGTTTCTCAATATTTTCCTAATGTTATAGTTAAAGAATTATCTGTTTTTCAAGGTCAAGGAACCCAAGAACAACAAGTTACAGTAAAAATGGTTTATAATGTAGCAAATACTAATACAACAGATTCTTTAGAAATACTTTTCAACTAATGGCCAAAAGCAGAGACATAAAATATATAAACAAAGATTTTGGTGCTTTAAAGCAAAATCTGATTGATTATTCAAGAACATATTTCCCAACGTCATATAATGATTTTTCACCATCCTCTCCTGGTATGATGTTTATGGAAATGGCAGCTTATGTAGGTGATGTTCTTTCATTTTATTTAGATAACCAATTACAAGAAACTTTTCTTCAATTCTCACGCCAAGAAAATAATTTATTTGAATTGGCTTATATGTTTAGTTATAAACCAAGAGTAACAGGAGTTGCATCTACTACTATGGATTTTTATCAACAAGTACCAGCTATTGATAGTGGGGGAGGAAATTATGTTCCTGATTACTCATATGCTTTATTTATAAATCAAAATGCTTCAGTAAAATCAACAAATAATAGTGCGGTTTCATTCTTAGTTCAAGATGATTTAAATTTCGCGTCATCAGGATCTATGGATCCTACAGAAGTAACTGTTTATTCAGTTGATGGAAGTGGAGATCCAACTTTCTTTTTATTAAAAAAATCAAGAAAATCTATTTCATCTACTATTAATACTACTACAGTTTCTGTAGGAGCTCCTCAATCCTTCTTTACTACTAATATTAATGATTCTAATATTGTAGAAGTTTTAGATTGTTTTGATTCAGACGGAAATGAATGGAGCGAGGTACAGACTTTAGGTCAAGAAACTGTCTTTGATACCATAAGAAATTCAAATGCTTTTGACCCTAACTTTACAGCAGATTCAGGTGATGTTCCTTATCTTTTAAGATTAAAAAAAGTTCAAAGAAGATTTGCAACTAAATTCATAGACTCAGGATCAATGCAAATCCAATTTGGTGCTGGTAAGACAACGGATGATGATGAAAGTATTATTCCAAACCCTGATAATGTTGGTATAGGATTACCTTATGAGAAAATAAAATTAACTACGGCATTTTCACCTACTAATTTTATATTTACTAATACTTATGGTATTGCCCCTTCAAATACAACCTTAACTATTAGATATCTAACAGGTGGAGGGATAGAATCTAATGTGCCTTCTAATGATTTAACTACTTTAACAGCTAACATAGAATTTTTAAACAGTAGTTTAGATGCAACAACTGCCCAAACTATATTTAATTCTGTAGCTGTAACTAATCCTACAGCCTCTAGTGGTGGTGGGGATGGTGATACAATAGATGAAATAAGACAAAACGCTCTATCTCAATTTTCCACTCAACAAAGAACAGTAACAGCTGATGATTATTTAGTTAGAGCTTTAAGTATGCCCTCTAATTATGGATCTATTTCTAAAGCCCATATTACTTCAGTTTCTTTAAAAGATTCACCTAATGCTGAAAATACTCCTATTTTAGATCTATATACTTTAACTTATGATCAAAATAAAAAATTAGCAACACCTTCATCAACATTAAAACAAAACCTTAGAACTTATCTTTCTCAATATAGAATGATAGGAGATGTAGTTAATATTAAAGAAGCTTTTATTGTTAATATAGGTGTTAATTTTGAAATTATAGTTTTACCTAATTATAATAGTAGTGAAATAATTTTAAATTGTATTAATTCTTTAATAGAATATTTTAATATTGATAAATGGCAAATTAATCAACCTATAATTTTAAAAGAATTAAGTGTACTATTAGATAGAGTAGAAGGAGTTCAAACTGTTGATAGTATAGAAATAGTAAATAAAGTAGGAGAAAGTTTGGGATATTCAAGATTTGGATATGATATATTAGGAGCAACTTCTTCAAAAATTGTATATCCTTCTTTAGATCCTATGATTTTTGAAGTTAAATACCCTACTACAGACATCTCAGGTAAGGTTGTTTCTTTTTAATATTTATAAATAAAAAATGGCTGTATATAAATTATTCCCAAGTAAAGATACAACTATATATTCTTTATTTCCTTCAATGAACACGGGATTGGATGAAATTCTTGAAGCTACAACCACAACCTTTGGAGCTAATAACAATATAAACCCTCAAGTAAGTCGATTTTTAATCCAATTTGATCAATCAGAAATAAACCATATTATAGATACTAAGATATCAGGTTCAAATTTTGATACTTATTTAAATTGTTTAGTTTCTACTGTAACGGGTTTAACTTTAAGTTCTTCAATTGTAGCCCACCCCTTAGCTAAAGAATTTCAAAATGGAACAGGAAAATATTTAGATAACCCACTAACCGAAGATGGAGCTAGTTGGAGATATACAGACTTTTCAGGTAGTACTATTTGGACCGGAGGTACTTTTGATCCTAATACAACAGCTTCATATAATACAACATATGGTGCACCTATTGGTGGTGGTTTGTGGTATGTAACCGGAAGTAGCTTTAACCCAATAATTTCATCCTCTCAAGATTTTGCTTTATATCAAAGTAAAGATTTAAGTTTAAATGTATCCTCTGCTGTTAAGGAATGGTATAGTGGGAGTTTATCTAACTATGGGTTTATTTTAAAACAACCTGATAGTCATGAATTTATTAATAATAGTGAATATCAAGTAGAATTAAAATATTTTTCTAGAGATACCCATACCATATATCCTCCTTATTTAGAATTTAGGTGGGATGATTATAGCTTTAATACGGGGTCTTCAATCTCTACAACTATTACAGCTTCGCAAGCATATTTTTCATTACAAGAAAACCCAGGGGTATTTAATGAAAATTCTGTAAATAGATTTAGAATATTTTCTAGACCTAAATACCCAGCAAGAGTATACCAAACTTCTTCATTAAATTCTACTAATTATTATTTACCATCTTCTGCTTCTTTTGCTCTAAAAGACTTGGATACTAATGAATATGTTATTAATTTTGATTCTACTTATACCAAAGTAAGTGCTGACTCTGAATCTAGTTATTTTGATATTTACATGAATGGTTTAGAACCCGAAAGATATTATAAAGTTTTAATATCATGTAGTTTAGGAGGAAACCAATTAATTGTAGATGATGGTATGTATTTCAAAGTAAATAGAGAAGGATCAAATTTTGGTAGCTATGGTAACCAATATTAAAGATGGAAAAAAATATAAAATTAAAAGCTAGTGTTTTTGAAAAAAATCAATATAAAAATAATATTGATACTACTTTTTCCCAATTAACTAGTTCTTTAACTACAACCACCACCACTTCTTCACTTAGTATTCCTGAATTTTTTGATAAGTACAATACTTTATTTTTTGATATACCACGATCTGGTAGTAGTAATATATCAGTTTTACCTTCTGGGTCTCATGCCCTAATAGCCAGTTCATCACTAAATCCTTTATCTTTAAATTTTAACCCCGTAAACGACCCTACAATCCAGGATTTACTACAACAAGTTAATGATATTAGAGAAGAAATATTAAGTTTAAACTTACAAATTCTAGAAATTTCAGATCCTGAATTTGTAGCATTAAACCCAGATGCTGCTGAAACAGGTTCTACAAGTAGTGCTTTTAGTACTATAAGTCAATATAATAGTGGAACTCAAACCACACAACAAAGTAATGATGGCTGAGAAAATTCAATTAAATGATCAAGTTTTTAATAGAGATCAATACGTAAAAACTATTGATACTAAATTTTCTGAATTTGGAGTAGCCCCTATAGCCACCCCAATTGATCCAGGTTATACTGTTTATGATTTTTTTAAAGATTATAGTAGGCTATTACCTTCTATACCTGACGAGGGTGAATTTAATTCTAAACAATATTTGATTCAAAGAAGTGGAAATTATGTTTATGAAGAAGCTATTAATAATACTATAAGTGAATTATTTTTAGAATTAACTGAGTTAATAGAAGTACTTGTTACTAGACAACAAGAATTAGCTGAAGTTCAAATTAATGCTGCAACTGAAAACTTAGGTCAATAAATTTTAAAAAGCTAATATTTAGAACCATATGGCTATAGTACAAAACATCACATCCCTAGATCCCGTTACATTAGAATATCAAGATTATTCTATAGATGACACAACGTTAATTTCAAGTTCGGTTTTTTCATCAACTTGGTCAGATAATAAAGATTATATAGAATATTATGTTTATAATCTTAATGGGGATATCATTGAATCTGATCTTGATCTTCAAAACTATTTAAGCACAAAAGAAGGTTTACTAATCAACCCTGATGAGGATATCCAAAACATAGGATTTACAGAAGGCACATTTAATACCTTATACAATTTTTATAATCCTCTACTTGCTTCAAGTATTGATGTAAATTATTATATTTCTCAAATATCTTCTGATAGAACTGAATTAAAAATTAATACTAACCAATTAACAGGACAGCAAATTTCCTCGGGTTATAATACTTTAAAACAAGTTTTATCTACTGCTACTTACTACAAAGATTTTTTCTTAAATTTTGGTGATAATAAATTAGTTATAGCTAATAATGCTTTAATTGATAGTTCAGATTCTAATAACATTGGGATTTTTATTAAACTATATGAGCCTTTACCTGCTGAGTTTGGTATAAAAAATAAATTATGGGTAGTAGATAAAGTAGCTGATTCTGTAGCATACCAGATAGAATTACAGGATGATACAGTTTTTACACAAACCAATCCCTTATTACAAGGACCTAATTTTAATTTAAAAATCCAAGATGAAGTAAATAACCCATCTGATTTTTTAAATTTATCTCAATTAACAACTTCTCCAAGTGCTAGTTTATATAACCAATTAAGTAATATCCTAAATAAAAAAGGAATTGAACCTAATATTGATTATACAAATTATTCTGAATTTGCGTATTTTTCTTCAATTGAAACTCGTATAGAAAATTTTTATTATAAGTTACAATTAATAGAAAATTATGAAACAAGTAGTAGTTTATCTACTTCTACCCCTACTACCTCTATTTCAGCAAGTTCTGCTATTTATCAAAATTTAATTCATGATGTCGTAGAAAAGTTTGATGGGTTTGAACGTTATATGTATTTTGAATCTAGTAGTCAAGCTTATCCAAAATCAACTTCTACTAAACCTTATACTTTATATGGTACATCTACTTCTCAAGCTTTAAATTGGTTAGCAGAAAATTTAACAAGTGGTTCGGATTATGATAGAGAAAATGTTAATAATTTAATCTATACTATACCTGATTTTATTAGAGAGGATGCAAATAATTCTAATTATGAGTTGTTTGTAGAAATGGTAGGTCAACATTTTGACACTATTTGGACTTGTATTAAAGATGTTACTAACAAGTACAATAGAGATAATAGAGTTAATTATGGAGCATCTAGAGATTTAATCGCAGATATATTAAGAGATTTTGGTATTAAAATTTATCAAAATAATTTTAGTAATCAAGATTTATACAATGCTTTTTTAGGTATAGGAGCCAATGGAAACACACTACCCCCTACGGGCTCAGAATTAATTACTAATTATATAACTGCTTCTTCTGATATAATTCCTTTAACAGAAGTAAACGAAGAAATTTATAGTAGATTATACCATAATTTACCTACTATTTTAAAGAAAAAAGGTACGGTAGATGCTTTAAGAACTATTATTAACTGTTATGGTGTTCCTAATACGGTTTTAAGAATATCTGAATTTGGAGGTAAAGATAGAGATAACTCAAATGATTGGGATTATTGGTATAATAAAGCTAATTATTCTTTTACTCCTTCTGGTTCTGGGGGTTGGGTAGAAATTCCTTGGGAGTCTTCTTCTAATGCAGATGTATTCCCTAAAACTGTAGAATTTCGTTTTAAATCACCAAATTTAGCAACAGTCACCGGGTATAGTCAATCATTAGCTGTAACCGAGAATTCAACTGATTTTGCCGTAGTTATCGAATATACCGGCTCATTATTTACCTCAGGTTCATACTCAGGTTCAGTAGTAAACCCTGAAAATACATTTGCTACTATTAAGTATATAAATGAAACCAACAATGTTTCAGCTAGTGTAGCTATGCCTGTATTTAATGATACTTGGGTATCTTTAATGGTTACTGAAACCTCGGGCAGTACATCTGTTTATAATTTATATGCTGCTAATAAACTTTATACAGGAAATGATGGTTCCCAAATAGGATTTTATCAATCTGCTTCGTGTACCGGAAGCACAGCTTGGGAAGATGTAGGAACATTGCAGTTACCTTATAGTAGTTCTTACACTTATGGGGGTAAAACATACCAACCATTTACAGGATCATTTCAAGAAGTTAGATATTATAGTGAAGTTTTAAATACCCAATCCTTTGAGGATTACACAATGAATCCTTTATCAATAGAAGGTAATTCTTTAGAAGGATCTGATTCTTCATTTAATTCATTATTCTTTAGAGCTCCATTAGGTGCTGTTTTAGATAATTCGGGATCAGGAAATCAATCTAGAACTTCTGTTCACCCTTCCTCCACAGGATCTTATGCATCTACTTCTTCATTTGATGGTGGGAGTTCTTATAATATAAGTGGTTCTTATACTTTTTCTACAAATGAAGAATATATTTTCTTAGATCAAGTAGTATCCGGGGTTAAAAATAGAATTAATGATAAAATTAGAATAGATACTCAATCTACGGCATCAGGAAATACTCTATCTCCCCTAGTTAAAATAGAACAAGACCCACCACAAGATCAAACTTATACTAGAGATTTAACTACCTTAGAAATTGCTTTTTCTCCTCAAAATGAAATCAATGATGATATTATAAATCAACTAGGATTTTTTAATATCGGAGAATACTTAGGCAATCCTTCTTTACTATCTACTACGGGTTCTAATCAGTATCCTGATTTAGAGAGGTTTAGAAATAATTTCTTTGAAAAGTATACACATAATTATAATTTAAAAGATTATACAAGATTAATTAAATATTTTGATAATTCTTTATTTAAACTACTTAAGGATTTTATTCCTGCTAGAGTTGAAGCATCCACAGGTTTAGTAGTAAAACAACATTTATTAGAAAGAAACAGAGCACCTATTCCTTTACCAACTTACATTGATGAAACATTCTCGGGTTCAATCAATATTGGAAATGTTGAAGGAGGTACTTTAGGATCTTTTAATCAGTATAACCAACATGCTTACAGCCCTGAAGGTCAATCTGAAGGAACTAATCCTGCTACAGGTTCATTTATAATGAATCTAACACAATCTTTTAGTGAAAGTTTTGCTACTATAAGTGGAAGCACCCCAGAAATCAACAACACTCAAGCTGAATTTTATACAGGGGAATTTAGTGGTTCTACAGTAACAGCAACTACCCAATCATTAAATCCTGAATGTGCTGTATTTTTAGATGCGATTGATGAGGCTTTACAATATTCCCCTATAGTATTTTCTTCTACTTTTGGTAATACAATTTCACAATTTAGTTCTTTAATCCCAAAATCAGGTCAAATATTAATTTTATATTCAGGTGAAACTTATGAAAATGGTTTTCAAGGAGTTCAATATGTAAAAATCCACAAAGAAGATATTAGTGGAGATGATAAATCTTCTTTTATAGAAAGTATCAATAATTTAAGATTATTATTTGCAAGTAATAATTTATATGAATTACCTATAGAAACAATTTCAGAAGCTTCTACTTTTTATACTTATCAAATATCTAACAATAGTATTACAAATATTATAGATGATGCTACATACCGAAAGCCAAGTAATTTTGTAACAGGTAGTATTGCTTATAGTTTATCATCAACCCCAGGTCCATTTTCATCGTCTATTGCTACTATTGATCAATTAGTTAGTTTAACAGGGAGTAATAATAGAACATATAACTCGGCTGACCCAACCTCAACCGATCCTGGGGAGGGTAAATTTTTAGTAGATAATGATTCCACTCATCTTACAACTAGATTTGAAGTTAGTGATATTAATAATGGTGCTAGTACCAATAGCAGTGCTTCATTAAATGATGTTTCTGCTTCTTGGTCCGCTTCTTTCACAGCAACGGAACCTACTAGAACATTATTATATGGGGTAGTAGGAAAAGATACAGGGGGGGCTAACTTTCATAGGTATATTTTAAACTTTCTTAGCTCTGGTTCAGAACCAGCACCATTATTTAGTGAAGGTCCTGATTGGGATATTGAGTTTTATTCTCAATCTATTGATACTNNTGTAACTACNGGTTTCCAACCTTCNGGATTAAATGGTGAAGATCCAACAAAACCATATAATTTTAATGATTTAGGTAATAATACTATAAGTGGTGGTTCTAATAGTAAATTAGGTAAACCACTATTGTATTTCGATTTCCCAGCTGTAGGTGGTAGTACTTACAATCAAACAGGCTCGGTTACTGCTTCTATTAGCAGTGATGCTGAAGGAGAATTTATTTTTGATACTACACTTGGTTCAGCTGGTGAAGGTACTAATGTTACAGCTTATAAATACACTCCAAATATAACCCATTCATTTGGGGAAGTTAATGATTTTTCTACATTTAATTTTAATTTTAAAGTTAATTTTTCAGGATCTGTAACTTATAATAATACGGGTATGACCCTCGAAGAAGGGTATAACTTCCAACTTGGTATTAGTAAAGAATCATCTCCTATTAATTACACCCCGGTAATTAATTTACCTATAAATTCAACCTCAGGTTCTCAATTAACTGCTTCTTTTAATGAAGATGTTGTATTTGGATATTCATTAACTACTTCTACTATTACAGATTTTAACCCTTTAGATAATTTAACTTTTGTAATTTTTGATGTAAATGGGGTTGGTGTAGGTCAAACATCAGAAGGGGGAGGTGAAGACCCATCACGTATAATTTCTTCTTCATTAGATCAATATTTTGAAGAAATTGTAGTAACCTTAACAGCTTCAAATGCTGCCGGTACTTTAATACCTACTCAATCATTTAGTACTGCTTCTACAATTGTAGAACCTTACCTAACACAACCTTTCTACAACACAGATTGTGATGTTTTATCAGGGTTAGTAGACAAATATGTTAAAAATAAAATTTATTTAGAATCTAGCTACCCTACTATAGGACCTCGATTTACAGTATCTACCCTGGGTTCATTTATCCCTCAAAACTTTACTAAAATAGCAGATGGTACGGCTATTAGGTCAGACGTAAAACCATATAACTATAGCCACACTCCTCATATTAGAGCAAGGTATAATGGTACTAAAATTATTGCATCGGATGTTAATCAAGTATCCGGAGTTTCTTCTCCAATCCCAAATAATCAAAAGTTATTTTTTGATAATAAAATATTAAATATTAATGGGCCTGTAATTTCTCCAAAACCTATCAATACTATGGTTGTTAGTGATAGGATTCCTGTTAAATCATTAAAGTCACTAGCAGTCTTATTTAAAAATATTAATGATGCTGCTCCTGAAATTAAAAATGCTTCAATAGTTCAAGTTGATAAAATATTAACTCCTTCAATTTTTGGTATTACTTCACAAAACACATTAGGAGACTCCAACGAAACCAGCTTTTCCCAAAGACTTACAGATAGTTCAGGGGTATTAGATGTAAGTAACTACCCACAATTAGATGGATTTTCATATGCCCAATCTGACATGGCCAGTAATTTTAGTTTTGGTGATTTTGTTAAGGTTGAAGTATTTGATACTGAAGAATTTGAATCTGATCAAAGAAATGTAGTAGGAAAAAGACAAGTACTTAAAGGAGGAAAACGAGTTGATCCTGTATTATATAATGAAATTTATAATCCTGCTATATCTGATACTGGAGGTGGAGGGTTTATAACAACTACTAGAGATAGTACTTTTACTTCTTCAATTCCATTTCTACAAGCTGTACCTGCAGGTATTGATTATAATTTTATAGCTAGAGCTACAGGGAGTTATTCATTTGCACCTACTGCTTCTACCCAAGTTACTTATAATTGGACTACCCAAAGTAATACTACGGACCAAATATATTCTGATTTTAGTATTACCACAGATACTTATACTTTTACAGGTTCATCAAATACAGATGTTAAATTTTCTGCTAAAGTAACATTATCCGGAAATAAAACCAAAGAAGGTAGTTTATTTACTGTAAAATTGTTAAAAAATAGTAATGAAACTATAGAAGAAGGATTATTAAGCATATCAGAACAGGGGGCTACAAGTAGTATTACTTTAGAGCAGGAAGAATTTAGTTCTTTTGCGGCAGGAGATACTGTAAAAGTAGTTATTATCCCAGAAGAAGTTGCTACCTTTGGGTCACCTAATTTTACAATTAATGCTAATAGTAATGATTTCTTCAAATCAACCCAAAATGGGTTTAATGTAGGATCAGTTCCATCATCTTCTATTTGGACAACAGGTTCAACAACGGATACATGGTTAACAGCTTCAGTGGCATTAAGCGAAGCTTATGGTAAATCCCCACTAGGCATACCAAATTCAGGATTTAGCCCATTAATTGAAAATTTTGAAATTAAAATTGGGGATGAAATTAGATTTGAGGGAAAAGAAAGTACTACTAGGACAATTTTAAATGTAGTGCAAAGTGATGGGTCTACTTCATATGCTAATTTTATAGAAGGAAATGAAGGATTTGTTATAAATTATCTCCCTAATCTTCAAATTCAATTAAATGCCCCACCCCCAAGTGGTAGTGATATTACTCAATTTATGATCAGAAGATTTACTGATGATGCAAGATTTATTCTTTTAAAAGGTAAAAAACCTAGCTTAGGGACAACTTCAACAGGATATTTAACACCAAACTTTCCTTCACCATCTTTATCAAACTTTTTAGGAAATCCTGCATCATTCACCTCAGGATAAAAATATTTTGAAATAAAATAAAAAATACTTATATTGACAATATTTATACGAGATAAAAAACTAATAAAAAAATGGGATATTTAAATAATACTATTGTAACAGTTGATGCTATATTAACTAAAAAAGGAAGAGAACTCCTAGCCCAAGGTGCTGGAGCTTTTAATATTACTCAATTTGCTCTATCAGACGATGAGATTGATTATACTTTATATAACCCAACCCATCCTTCAGGTTCGGCATATTATGGGGAAGCAATTGAAAATATGCCACTATTAGAAGCCTTTCCTGATGAAACTCAAATTATGAAATATAAATTAACTACGGCTACTCGTGGTACTTATATTTTACCATTTATTGCTAGTGTAGCAGGAAATTATTCTATTGTTCAATCTAATTCACAAACTATTACCCCTACTACTTCAAGAGGAGGCAGTTTAGGTAATGTAGCTGAAACATACTCATTTACTTTATCTGATGTTAGGTTATATTCTACGGTCAATATAGTAGGTGCTCCAGCAGGCCAACCTAGTACTATTAATGTAGCTCAAGAAATAGCTGCTTCATTAGGTACTAATGTTTCTAGAACATATATTGGAACCGGTATTACCACAACAGCAACATCAACTAATGTATTATTTGGTATCTCAACTTCAATTAATTCCTTGTTAATTATTCAAGGAAACACTTCAGGAGCTCGTTTACAAGTACCAATTACAATTGCAAAATCAGCATAATATAAAATTATATAAAAATGTCATTTTTACCATTAAATCCAGGAACAGACTTTATTGTCAATTCAGAAGCAATTACTGCTACTCTATGGTCAGGAACAGTTCCAACTTTAGCTACTTATTTTACATCTTCCACACAAGAAGCTAGTTCTGCAGGTAACTATTACTTAAATGTTTACCAAACAGCATCATCTTACACTATTTCTGAGGTACAATTTGCCATAGCGTATGCTAATAAACAAGGTAGTGGTAGTGCTCTTTATAACGGGGCCGTAGGAGGTAATTCTTTTACAAGAACCCTTTATGGTCAATACAGAACTTTAGTTTTAGGTGATGAAAATGCTGATTTTAATTTTGGGGGAGTTACTCAATCTGATTTTTATGTTATAAATGTAGAAAGAGCAAGATATAAAGAAAAATTATTTCCTGGAACTTTTAACCTACAACTCTCAGGTTCAGGCAGAACTTTAGAATTAACAGATGATAGTAAAGACATTGCTAGCGTAAGTTTTAATGATGCCGGTAGGGTTTTTCAGATTGTTTCTGGATCAAACGGAAATGCATATGCAGGTAATGGGTATACAGCGGCCTCAGGTTCTTATGGTTTATTCCTACCAGATATTGGGACTATTATTTTAAATGCATCTGCCTTAGATATGCCAGCTGCTAGTGGGGGTATAGGTTTAAATACAATAACAGCTTCTAATGGAAACACTGGGGTTAATAATAGGAAATTTTTTAACCATATATCAGGTGCTGCTAGTTTTGCATTAAACTCAGAAGAAACTATTTCTTCTAATTACGCTTTTATTAAAGTACCTAATGGTGAAATGAATTATTCAGAAAATCCATCATTCATTTCATCCTCTACAGGAGAAATACTTTATTTAAATGAAGGATTTAATTTTAATCCTAGAACATATGCTACTACTGTAGGTTTATATAATCCTAACAATGAATTATTAGCTGTAGCTAAATTATCTAGACCTATTCCAAAAGATTTTACTAAAGAATTAGCAATAAGAATTAAATTAGACTTTTAAGAAGGAATGAATGAGTGCCTACAAACAACTTACACCAGGAGATGCTATAGTCACTCCTTTTACATCTAATAAACAATTTAATTTAGTAGGAGCTGCTGATATGACGGGCTCTGGAATTGATAGGTATTATGGAAAAAATAATACAAATTTAAATTTTATTCCTGCTAATGAAGAAACTACAGGAGATAATACCACTAGATATAAAAAATCTATTTATGATTCTACAAAACATTTGTATTATTCAAATTTTTTATCAAGTAGCTTTGGAGATAATGTAGCAACTTCTAGTTTAATTTTAGGAGTTCCTAATACTAACAGTGATGTTAAAGTAGGTCCTTATTTAGGGCCAACCAGATATAACTACCCCCAAACAACATTATCTTATGCTAAATACTTCCCAACATCTTCTAATGCTGTAATAGGAGTAGTTACTATCCCTTCTACTTTATTTGGTGAATTTATTCAACCTGAAAGTTTTTCTTATACTATTAATGGAACAGATACTTTAACAGATGATGGAGAAGGTAATTTAATTTCAGGGAGTGAAATTGTAGGTAATATTATTTATCCTCATGGGTTAGTAATTTTTACTGGAAACGCAGGAGATGCCCATTTAGATTTAATAGAGGGTTTTGTTACAGGTTCTAATGTTACATGCTCTTTTAAAAGTTCTTATGAAATATTAGAAACCCAATATAGATGTACTATCAAAGAAAATGAATTTAGTTTATCTTTAAACCCATCTCTTATTTCTGGAAGTGCTCCTCTAACAGGAAGCGAACATAGAATATATGATTTTGCTACGGGTTCATTATTTGCCCCTTATATTACTACTGTGGGTTTATATGATGATAATAATAATCTAGTAGCTGTAGGAAAATTATCACAACCTTTAGAAAGTTCTCCTACTACAGATACGGTTATCTATGTAAATCTAGATAGGTAGAAATGGCTGAAAATAAAAAATTCTCGGTAAGAACAGATGGAACAGGGCAAAATGTGTTTGTTTCTGATGTTTTTCTTCTTTCGGTTCCTGAAGAAGAAAGAACAAAAGTTTTATCTATAAACGATGATGGTAGAGTAGTTTTAACCTCAGCTAGTGGTAGTGGGGGTGGTGGTGTTACTTCTATAATAGCTGGAACAAATATAACTATTTCTCCTATAGGAGGAACAGGAGCTGTTACTATTAATGCCTCAGGTGGTGGTGGTGGTGATGTAACAGAAGTTACCTCTGCAACCACAAATCAAATAACTGTAGCTAACAGTACAGGTCCAAACCCTGCTATTTCAGCAGTAACAGCTGCAATATCAAACGGTGGAACAGGGTTAGCAACAGCTGATCAAATCCATACTTTTGTAACTACACAAACAGATGAAATAGACTCAGATACCTCAGGAAATGCTGCTACTGCTACTTTAGCTGCGGACGCTACTACATTAGCAACCCCTCGGGCAATCAATGGTGTTAATTTTGATGGTAGCGCAGCAATAACAGTCCCAGCTGCTGGTTCTACACTTACTGATACAGTAACAGTTGCAAAAGGAGGTACTAATGCAACCTCATTTGCTGATAAATCAGTCATAATAACTCAGGATTCTGGTACAGATACTCTTTCAGCAGTTGCGATGTCTACAAATGGTCAACTATTAATAGGAGGTACTAGTGGGCCCGCAGTCGCAGTTCCTACAGGTGGGGATGGTTTATCAGTAACAGTTGGAAACGGCACCTTAGAATATGATTTAGATGCTTCATTAACAACAGTTACATCTTTATTAAATACTTCCTTAGTAGTAGGTAGAGATGCTACTGACCAAATAAAATTTAGCACAGACAACCAAATAATCTTTAGAGTAAATGGTGCCGATGGAGTTACCTTTAAAGAACTTGGTGAAATAGAAGCTACAAAATTTGATGGTGATCTTGAAGGAAATGCAGATACTGCTACATCATCATCCTATGCAGCAACAGCTTCATTATTAATAGGCAGTGTTGCTACCGCAGATACTGCTTCAAAAATCACAATAGATCCTGTTACCTCTACAGATACTACAGCATACCCTGTTTTAGTAGGAAGTAACACTGTGGGGGCACAAACCACATTTATAGATAATGTAAATTTATCTTACAACGCATCAACAAATGCTTTAACAGCATCAACTTTTGTTGGTAACTTAGTAGGAACAGCTCTAACAGCTTCTTATGCTAATATCTTAAACCCTAATGGTTTTGGCAAACAAGTAGGAGCTACAATAACGGCCGATAAAAATACAACTAATATAGATAAAGGATATTTTTACTCTATGGATTCCAGTGGGGGACCTATTACTTTTACTTTAAATGCTGGTGGAGCAAGTCTTATAGGGGGTGAAGAGTGGGAATTTTTTGTATTAGATTTAAGTAATGATATTACTTTTGCAGCTGCACCAGGTGAAAGTATAATTTCTGAAAATGGTTTAAAAGCAAATGCTGTAGGTTCCGGTATAGTAGCTAAATTTATAGGTGAAATAGGAGGAACAAATACTTGGGCTTTAGTAGGCAGTTTAAAAACATAAAGTATGAAAATTGGAATTTTTGCTAGGGCAGGACAATTAGCTAATGAGGACCAAGCATATGATTTTGGTAATTATATACAACCTGATGGGGTAAACGATAAAGGTACTTTAGCATCTGCAATAGATTTTGACAATAACTCCCCTTGGGCTTTATCTTTTTGGGTAAAAGGGAGTGCTAGTAGTAATACTACTGGTGTAATCTTTAGTAAAACTGGAAATTCTAATTATTATGTTTATTTAAGGCATGGATCAACCCCTAATGTTAGGTTTGCACAAAGAAACTCCTCTGGAAGGCAGGATTGGGCAGACGCAACACTTGGTAATTGGAATGATGAGGCGTGGCATCACGTTTACATTTACAGTGTTGGTACTGATGTGCATCTTGTATATGATGGTGTAAACAAAGGAGATGGAGGTGGAAGTTTAAGTCAGGAGGGTTTAGAGGTTGGTAATATGTTTTATAGACAAAATACTAATTCTTTCTTTTCAGATGTTGGGATTGACGATGTTATACTTCACCAATTTTCAACAAACAAATCCGGCAGTATTGCACAAGCACAATCTCTCTATAATTCGTCCTCAGGTTCTAACCCTACAACTGCTTTAGGAGAAACTCCCGATTTTTGGTACAAATTTGATGTTTCTAATGGTACTACTACTATCCCAAATAGTGGGGGAGCAGGAGGAAACAATTTAACACTTACAAATTTCTCGGGCACATATATACTAGAACATTAAAAAATGAATCATTACGGGTATATAACAGATAACACTTATAAAGTAGCAGATACAGCTATTACTTGGAACTTCACCAGATATAATGAAGACGAATCAACAACTGATTTTATTGGTATCGAAAGCACAATTGAAATCACCTCAGACAAAGTCACAATGTTTGAATCAGCTATTGCCTTTAATAGCTGGAAATACGAGTTTTATACCGAAGAAATATAATTATAAATCTAACGTTAATACCTACACCATATGTGGACATACAAAGACCAACAAATAAACGAAATTACTGACTTTCCTAATAACACCTTTGGCTTTATTTACAGAATAATTCATACTCCAACAGGTAAATCTTATATAGGAAAAAAAGTATTATTCCATAACAGAAAAGTTAAATTAACTAAAAAACAATTAGCAGAGTATGAAGGTGTAGTAGGTAGAAGACCAGCTTATAAAATAGCAGTTAAAGAATCTGATTGGGGAACCTATTGGGGTTCAAATAAAGGATTAAAAGAATTATTAAAAACAGAATCAAAAGATAATTTTGAAAAATGTATTTTAAAATTTGCACCTACAAAAAAATTATTAACTTATTATGAGAATAAGTATCTCTTTGTTTATGAGGTTTTAGAAAATCCTGACAAATTCTTCAATGACAACATTCAGGGCCGTTTTTTCACAAAAGACTTTGATGTGTAAAAATAATTTTGTATATTCGGGGTTATGGTAAACGAACTATTAGTAAACTTAGTAGATTCTGTATTAGGTGTAGGTAAAAGGACAGCAAGAGGTAATTCNGCNTATCATTGNCCNTATTGTAACCATCACAAACCTAAACTAGAAATTAATTTTTCACAAGAAAAAAAAGGATTAAATCCTTGGCACTGTTGGGCTTGTGATAAACGAGGGGCTCGAGTATCTAATCTATTTAAAAAAATAAACCCCCCTCTTGAAAAATTTGAAGAATTAAAAAAATTAATAGGATCTGAAACTGAATATAAAGAAACAGTTAAATATGATGCTCTTAAGTTACCTGAAGAATATAAATCTTTAATAAATAATAATGATATTATAGCAAGACATGCTATGTCTTATCTTAAACATAGAAATATTACTGAAGATGATATATTAGAGTATAATATAGGATATTGCGATTCAGGTAGGTATGCTAAAATGGTTATAATTCCATCTTATGATGAAAATGGTAAATTAAATTATTTTACAGGTCGTTCATTTGAAAAAGAACCATTTGTTAAATATCGCAACCCAGAAACATCACGTGATGTAGTACCATTTGAATTGTTTATTAATTGGGAATTACCGTTAATACTGTGTGAAGGACCATTTGATGCCATAGCCATTAAACGCAATGCTATACCGCTATTAGGCAAGAATCTACAACAAAATTTGATGAAAAAAATTGTCACATCTACTGTAAAAAAAATATATATTGCATTAGATTTAGATGCTCGAAAACAAGCTTTATATTTTGCTGAAAAATTTATAAATGAAGGTAAAGAAGTCTATTTAGTAGAATTAGAGGGAAAAGATCCTAGTGAAATGGGTTTTTCTCAATTTACTAATCTAATTCAAAGAACATTTCCATTAACACAATATAATTTAATGGAAAAAAAATTACAATTAATTTAATTTTTACATGAGTAAAAGAAACATTAAACACTCCTACAACAGGATTTTAGAAATCTCTGAGGATGCGAAACAAATTACTATGCCCGATTCACGGTATTACCGTAGAAATGGAAAGTATTACCCATCAATTACTTATGTTTTGGGGTCATACCCAAAAGGTAAATTTTTTGAAGATTGGCTTAAAAAAGTTGGATATTCATCTGAATACATTGTTAAAAAAGCAGCAGAGCAAGGTACACAAACTCATGAAATGATTGAGGATTATTTAAATGGTAAAGAATTAAATTTCTTATCACCAACAGGCTACCCCCAATATGATCCGTTAGTGTGGCAAATGTTCTTACGTTTTGTTGATTTTTGGGAAGAATATAACCCAAAATTAATTGAAACTGAAGTACATCTATTCTCAGATGAAATTAAAGTAGCAGGTACTTGTGATATGGTATGTGAAATTGAAATTGATGGTAAAACAGAACTTTGGATAATTGATTTTAAAACATCAAACCATCTCCAAACAACTTATGACTTACAAACAGCCATTTATGGTAAATGTTATGAAGAATGTTATGGTAAAAAGGCAGATCGTTACGGTGTACTTTGGTTAAAGTCTAGTAAACGTAAAGCCGCAGCAGGTAAAATTCAAGGTAAAAATTGGGAAATGTATGAATCAAGTCGTACACAAAAGGAAAATATTGATATTTTTATGACTGTAAAACGATTATTTGATTTAGAAAACCCAAAACATTCACCGATATTTACTGAATTTAGGACGCAAGCTAAAAGAAAATTATAATATTTATAACAAAATATTTAGTTTATGATATCATTAATGCGACTGTTAAGTGAAATAGAAGATAAACCTAAAGCTGTGATATTAGCAGGTGCCCCTGGAGCTGGTAAGGGATATGTTTTAAAAGGTTTAGATTTAGGGGATTTAAAAGTATTAAATGTAGATAATACATTTATTGGCATGCTTAAAAAAGCCAATGTTACTTTAGATCTTAAAAATGCAACACCTGAAGAAAGAAGTGAGCAAGCTAAAGCAATGGCTGCTGCTAATAAAGAATTTAAAGGTGAAGTACAAGCTACTATTGAAGGTAAAGAATCATTTATATTAGATGGTACAGCCGCTTCATATAATAAAACAGCAGAATTAAAACAACAATTAGAAGAAGCAGGGTATAGTGTATTTATGCTTTATGTTTATACTGATTTAGAACGTTCTTTAAGCCAAAACCAAGATCGATACACAAAATCAGGAGGTGAAGACAGAAGTTTAGCACCTGCAATTGTAATGCGTACTTGGAAAAGTGTAACAGATAACTTACCTAAATATGCTGATTTATTCGGTAATAATTTTGTTGCTGTAGCTAATACATTAGATGATAGAATGAAGGATATAGATAAGATTATAGATAAATATCTTAAACCCTTTACACCTACAGGCACCAAACCAAAAACCCCAGCACAAATAGAAAAATCTAAAATACAAAATGCCCAAGATAAAAAAGAAATTCAAGCTATGTTGGATGATAATTTTGTATATGACGTAATCGAATACACTATGTCTAAAGACGAAGCACAAACTCGAATAGCACAATTTTTACGTTCATAATGAATCAATTAACTAAATTCTTAGTAGATGGTATTCTCAATGAAGCTGAATCTGATGTAGTTACTGCCCTATTTGCAGGAGGATTCAAACCTCCTACTAGAGGTCATTTAGAGGTAGTCTTAAAAGCTATCAAAGAAAACCCAGAAATAGACCAAATTTATATAGTTGTAGGTAGTGGGGTTAGAAATGGCATCTCCCAATCTCAATCCATAAAAATTTGGGAAAAATATAAAAAATTTATTCCTAAATCTACAGAAATTATAGAGTCAGGTTCTCCTATAGCTTGGGTAAAAGATTATTTAAAAGATCATACTGAAGATAAAACTTATGTTTTAATAGGAGCCCGAGAAGGAGATATTGAAGATGAAAAAGACGTAGAACAAAGATCTAATTTATTTCAAAAATATGGGGGTGAAATAAAGCCTATTTATACCGTAGGGGGTATTAGTGGTACAAAAGCAAGAGCTGCTGCTAAACAATCTAAAGAAGCATTCTACCAATTCATTCCAGACCAACTATCAACCCAAGATAAGGAAGAAATTTATAACATAATCTTACCTACATTAAATGAAGTAGGAGAAGGTAGTTCTAAACCTTATAAATGGGAAGAAGATTTTGATGAGTATGTCTTTACAACAGATAACAATATTGGGTATATAGTTTCTCTAAGTGAAATGTCTGAAGGGGATAAAATGGGCATTGCTGTTGAATTCTTAGCTAAAACCCCAGAGATGGATGGGTATAGTTCTAAGATTGAGGTTGGTAAAGGAGAATTGTTTAGGGTAATGGCTACTATTATTGATATAATTAAATCTCACCTTAGTAAAGACCCTGAAATAGAATTTATTTTATATTCCCCTAGTAAAAAAACAGGTGAAGGAGATATAGGAAATCAAAGAGATAAATTATATAAAATTTTTCTCCAAAAACAAATCCCAGGAATTAGGATTAGAGATATAGGAACAAGTGCTGTAATTGCATATTTACCTAAAAGGGATGAGTTAAATTTAGAAATAAATAAACCCGAAGAGGGTAATGCTGCCCCTTATGGATCAGGATATGATAAAGTAGACGAGAAAAAAGATCCTAAAAAAGGAACAGGTAAAAAATCTAATAGATTAAATGAAAATGCTTTATTTAATTTAGATATTCCTAAATTTAATCAACCTAAAACCATTCAACAATATCTTATTGAAAATATAAATGAAATTAATCTTTCTAAAGAAAATGCAGTTGATATCAATGGAGATTTAACAGGTGGTACTTTTAAAGTAGGAGATATAGTTTATGAATATAGTATAAAAAATATATCTAATCCCTATAAAGATTTAGGATTGTTTTACAATATACAATTTACTCCTAGGGGTGAAGTAACTTCAATCCCAAAGGGTGGGAAAGAAAATTATATAAAAATACTATCTACTATGTATAAAATTATAGTAGATTTTATAGAAAAAGAAAAACCTGAATATTTAGGTATATCTTCATTAGATAATAATAAAAATTACCATACAGTCTATAATAGATTAACAGATAACCCCTCTAACCTAATCCCAGGATATTTTAGAAAAGATTCTAATCTTAAATTTAATTCTCCTCAAGGTGAGGGAAGATTTATAGTTTTAAAACGTAAAAAAAATCTTAACGAAAATGCTTCATATTCTAAAGATATAGATGTTAAAGGCAAAATAATGCAGTTAACACAACACATGCTATATAAGGGCTATAATATTGAACCTTTACCCAAAGTTATATTCAAACATGGTGATAGTAGTAATGCNCGTGATTTTTACGGTAAAACCGCGTATTATAACCCGACAAACCAAACCATCACATTATTCACCGAAGGTAGACATCCCAAGGATATAGTACGTTCATTTGCACATGAAATGATACATCATATTCAAAATTTAGAGGGTAGATTAGGTAATATTACAACAACAAATACACAAGAAGACGGTAATTTAAACGATATTGAAGCTGAAGCGAACCTAAAAGGCACAATGACATTCAGAAATTGGACTGATAGTTTAAATGAAAATATATTTCAAAAATCACTAAACGAAGTAGGCGAAGCAAATCTTAAACCGTATAAATGGCAAGAGGTAGATAGAGAAGGGTATTCTATTTACGTAAGATTCGAAACAGAATCTGAAACTACCTATTCTGTAGACTTAAGTACAGACAAATATAAAGATACACCAGTCTTCCTTATAGAATTTTCAGCTAAAACTAAAGAGCACCAAGGTTCATCATCTAGAGTAGTAGTTAATAAAGGTGAAATGTACAGAGTAATGTCTACTCTAACAGATATCATTAAAACATACTTAAAGAAATTTAAAAAAGTTAAAGGTATCGTATATTATCCTTCTAAAAAAGGAAATGAAGAATTCGGTACACAACGAGATAACCTTTACAGGGCATTTATTACAAAAGCAATACCGGGTATAAAATTTGAACCTGTCAATACTACACTGTACGGTGACGGTATAGTTGCATTAATGCCCGATACAGTAGTTAAGGAAATAGTAATAGGGACATTCAGAAATTGGACTGATAGTTTAAATGAAATTTCACTTCCTAAAGCTACTCAACAAATATCTAAATTAAATCCTGAGGTTGATGCTGAAGAAGTTGCTAAGGATTTTATAAGATTATCTCCTAATTTAGATAAAAAAGATTTATTCCAATATTCAACTTATGATGAATTAAAACAAGAATTAGATAAAGTATCCCAAACCAAATCACAAAGACGTAAACAAGCTAAATCTATGGATTTAGAAGATAATAAATTAATTTTTTATAAAGATGATAATTTTACTATCTATAAACTAGATGATCCTTCACAACATCCTGAATCTTGTGAAATTGCTCAAGGGGCTAAAATATGTGTTGCTTCAAATTCTAAAAAATATTGGAATCAATACATGATTGATGGGGATGGTGTTTTGTTTTATATTAGAAATAAAAAACATGACATTCCTCACCCACAATCAGTGATTGCCTTTATGTTTCCTCGAAAAGGGTTAAAAATAGGGTATACTGAAATGGTGGATTATAATGATGATGACTTTATCGAACACGGTAATTATGAAAAACAAAAAGAATATCTAAGTAGTATAGGGATTCCTTCTAATGTTATAGAAAAGATGTTTAAGTTTGTTCCTGAAGTTAAACCTTTATCACATTACATAGAACAATATAAGGGTAAAAAGAAAAAAATAAAAGTTGAGGGAAAAGAATATTTTATATTTTCCCCCCAAACTCCACCAGGTATGGAGACTATAGTATTTGAAGATGAGAATGGTAAGATTATTGGGGATATGAAAGGTA